ATACGCAGAGAAAGTGCGCGCGATTTTGGGCGGTTCCCTGACGGCGGAAAACTTGTATAGACAGTTGTTAATCAGTATATTAGAGGAAACCTAAATGCTATGAACTGGCACACTATTACTGTCAGCATGCTTGACAGCGTGCAATCCACTGATCCGCGGACTGTAACCCTTGGCGCTTGGGCGCAGGCCACCAAGCGCAGCAACCTTGACACACCGAAGAAGCAGCGTCCTGCGCTGATGCCACACGGCCACTTCGTCGGTGGGCGCAGTGCGCGCCACTGTAACCAAGAGAGCGGTATCGTTCAATTCGACATTGACCTTAAGGACAATCCAAAGCTGGATCGTGATCAGGTCAAGTGCCGGTGCGCACAATTGCCGGAGGTGTACTTCTGTGCAAACAGCGCGACCGGTGGCATGTGGGGCATTGCTCGACGTGCTGCAGATTTGGAAGACCAACTCCATTGGCTGGAGCATGCCCTTGGCGTGCGCCTTGACAAAGCAAACAGCCGAAGTGTGGCCGCGCTGCGCTTCGCATCTTACGATCCAAACCCATATGAACACATTCGACAAACTGCTGGAGAACATCCAGCGCGACCGCAGCGTTGACGAGAACACGCGCGAGCTGCTATTTACCCTTGCCAAGATTATTGACGAGGAACGCACCCTCCAGGGCATCATCGACCGCGAAGGCATGGTGTACGAGACGCAAGGCGACAAAGGCCAGACCTACATTAAGAGCCGGCCGGAGTACATCGAGCTACAGCGGCTCCGCGACAAGAAGCGTGCTTACATCAAGGCCATCGGTATCAGCAGTGCCGAGGCCGAAGACCCTGACTTTGCATGAGAGTCTACAAGCCAAACAGCGTACACCCTATGAACCGCACCTTGTCAGACATGGCGCAGCGGTACGACGTGATCCACGACGTCGACTGCATCTACCGCAACACGACCCAAAACTTCTGGTGTGCGTTTGAGTGGAAGAACCCAGGGGAGCAGATGAGCAGCAACGGAACACTGGCCAGCCTGCAAGAGGTAGACCAAGCGTTTGCCGCTTCGAGCGACAACTACCGCGGACTGTTTATCGTGCGCCTCGGATTCAGCATTGACACGTTCCCATTGGACGACACGCAGCAGATTGAAATTGTACATCTGTACGACGGCATTCTGCTAGAGAGCGAGACATACACCGAGGGCGCACGCACTGCAATCCAGTACATCCTCGACCATGGCCGTCTACAATGAAGAAGCAGGAGATAAGGCGGTCCAATGGATCGAGAAGTACTGCAGCCACGTCAAGGGTGAGCTGGGCGGTAAGCCGTTCATTCTTGAGGACTGGCAGAAGGACGACATTATCCGTCCGCTCTTTGGCACACTTCGCGATGATGGACTGCGGCAGTACCGCCAAGCGTACATTGAGGTACCTCGGAAGAACGGCAAGAGCAATCTTTGCGCCGCCATCGCCCTTTACATGCTCTTTGCTGACGGCGAGCCAGGCGCAGAGATTATCTCGGCAGCCGGCGATCGCAACCAAGCACGCATCGTATTCGAAATCGCATCCGCGATGTGTGCGAACAACGCGAAGCTCCACGGCCACGGCAAGGTCTTGCGCAACAGCATCCACTACAAGAACAGCTTCTACAAGGCCATATCTGCCGAAGCCAACACTAAACACGGCTTCAACGCCCACGCCGTCATTCTTGACGAGCTGCACGTTTTTCCCAATCGCGACCTATACGATGTCTTGAAGACCTCGACCGGCGCACGGACTCAGCCGCTGGTCATCGCAATCACGACGGCCGGCCACGACACGAGCAGCATTTGCTATGAACTGCACGAATACGCGCAGAAAGTCAAGGAGGGCAGCGTGCAGGACGAAACCTTTCTTCCGGTGATTTACTCAGCCGACAAAGACGACGATTGGACGCAGCCGTCTACGTGGGCCAAGGCCAATCCTGGTTATGGCACCATCTGCAAAGCTGACTACTTCGAGCAGGAGGTAAAGCGATGCAAGGAGAACCCGCGGCAAATCAACACCTTCCTACGCCTGCACTTGAACATTTGGACCGCAAGTGAGGAGCGGTGGGTGACCGACGACGAGTTCATGCGCGGCGCCGATGAGGTCGACGAAGCCTACATTAAGACCCTGCCGTGCTACGCCGGTCTCGACCTGTCTAGCACTAAGGACCTGACCGCTGTGGCGCTCATCTTCCGCGACGAGGTGAACGATTGCTTCTTTCTCAAGTGCCACCACTTCGTAAACGAGGACAAGGCCAACAGCAAGAGCTTGAGCGGTGGCATTGACTACTACACCTTCGAGCGGCTCGGCATGGTCACGATCACCGAGGGCAACGTGACGGACATGATTGCGGTGCGGCAGTACATACAGAGCCTGCGCGAGGACTACGACCTGCAGGCTGTGGCGTATGACCGCTGGAACGCCAACCTCGTCGTGCCGTACCTGGAGAGCATCGAGTGCCAACCGTTTGGCCAGGGCTACGCTTCTATGTCCTATCCCACCAAACAGTTCGAGCTGCTACTGTGCAAGGGCCAAATCCTACACGGCGGCCACGATGTGCTGCGGTGGCAGATGGGATGCGTTCACCTGTCGCGTGACGAGGCCGACAACATCAAGGTGACTAAGAAGAAAAACAGCGAAGCACAAAAAGTGGATGGTGTAGTGGCTAGTATCATGGCTTTAGGTTGCTACCTTAACAACGCACAGGAGGATGAACCTCTACTTGAGGTCATCAGTCTCTAGGGCGTAGCATTTGGTTTTGAATTGTAAGGGCGGGTCGCAACGGTGGCCTGCCCTTTTTATCTTGCTACATGCCCAACCGTCTACAGAATCTGGTAAAGCAGGTCCGCATGCGTGTCGGCCTCGACAGACCAGAGGACGTCATTAATGCTGTCGGCCTCTACAATCCTACCGCGGCCGGTGCCAGCATCACCCACGAGAGCAGCGTCCGGATCAGTACGGTCTACGCCTGCGTGTACAAGATTAGCAGCACCATTGCCAGCCTTGGCTTAAACCTGTACGAGACGGACGGCCAGCGCCGCGACGTCATCACCGACCACCCAGCGTGCGACGTGACCAAGTACCGGCCCAACGCCTACGAGACGCCCTTCTTCTTTTGGGAGACTGTCATTGCTAACGCCGTACTAAAGGGTGTCGGCTATGCCATTATCCAGCGCGGTGCCGGTGGCGTGCCCCTGGCTATGCAGTGCGTTGATACTGACTACGTTGAGCAACACGTTGTCGATGACCGCATCATCTACAAGCTGCGCAACGGTAAGATTGTCCAGCAAGAGGACATGCTGGAAATCTGCAACATGTACCGCAAGTCTCCCATCCAGCTGCACCGCGAGAACCTTGGACTCGCACAAGCCGCCCAAGACTACGGCAGTCAGTACTTCGGCAACGGCGGGCAGATGACCGGCGTCCTGTCTAGCGACCAGCCGCTCAAGTCCGAGCAGATGGAGATGCTTCAGAAATCTTGGAACGGCAGTATGACTTCGGCCGGCACGAAGCTGTTGCCGTTTGGCTTTAAATACAACCGCATCGCCATCGCACCGGAGGAAGCGCAGTTCATCGAAACGCGCAAGTTCCAAGCCGAGGAGATTTGCCGCATCTTCAGCGTCCCGCCGGCGCTGGTGCAGCTTGAGTCGCAGACGACGTACAACAACGTCGAGCAGCAGAACCTGATGTTTGCACGTCACACGGTCCTACCCTGGGCAAAGCGCATCGAGCAGGAGCTAGCTAGTAAGCTGTTGACTCGACAGGAGGCGCGGAACCACTACTTCAAGTACAGCCTTAATGACCTCTTCCGTGGCGACATGCAGGCCCGCGCTAGCTTCTACACGCAGATGCTGCAGAACGGTGTGATGAACATTAACGAGGTGCGCGGCACGGAGGAGCTTAACCCTGTTGACGGTGGCGACACGCACACTGTGCAGGTCAACCAAATCGCCCTCGATCGCCTTGGCGCATACTCTGACAAAATCAGCAGCGACAATGCCACGGAATGACTACCCACAAGGCGCGGTGAACAACGCCAAGCGCGCACTCAAGTGGGCGGACGAGAATGGGTGGGGCAGCTGTGGCACCGAGGTCGGCAAGCAGCGCGCCAACCAAATTGCAAGCCGAGAGAACCTTAGCGACGAAACAATCAAGAGAACTTACAGCTACTTGAGCCGCGCGGCCGAGCATGCAGACGTGCCCTACAGTGAAGGGTGCGGTGGCCTTATGTACGACGCCTGGGGAGGCAAGGCCATGCTACGTTGGGCCGCGGCAAGGGTAGACGAAATGAACGAGAGAAACATGGACGGAGCAGTACGCCGAGCCTTGCGGTCAATGACGCGCGAGCATAACCAGAACAACCCAGACAACAAGACGACGCAGGTCGCACTGGGCATGATGTATGAAACCTTTCCAGGAGAGCCAAAGGACCGCATCCGCGCCATCCGCTCCTACTTGGCCGGAGAGCCGCAGGAGCAGCAGCGCAAGGCACAGGCTGACGGAGTGCAGTACCGGCACGCGGAGATGCGGGCCGCCACGGACGATCTCGTTGTGGAAGGTTACGCTGCGGTGTTCAACAGCACCACCGACCTCGGCAGCTTCCAGGAGCGCATCGCCCCTGGTGCCTTTGCTGACGTACTCGACGACGACGTGCGCCTGCTTATTAACCACGACGGCGTTCCGCTGGCGCGTACAAGCAACGGCACGCTAAAGCTGAAGGAGGACGAGGATGGACTGTACTACCGCGGTGTGTTGAGCGACACGCAAGCCGGCCGCGACCTGTACACTATGATTCAACGCGGCGACATCTCGCAGTCCTCTTTTGCCTTTACCATTGGCGAGGAATCTGTCGACGAAGACGGCGTGCGAGTTATCGAGAAAGTGAGCCGTTTGATTGACGTCTCGCCTGTAACTTATCCGGCATATCAGGCTGCTAGCGTGTACGCTCGCGCCGAACAGAAAAAAGAAAATGACTGATCTTCCCATTAAAGACCTGCAAGCATTGCGGGCACAATACGTCGAGCAGCGCGAGGACGTTAAAAAGGCTGCTGAGTTGGAGGAGCGCGACCTGAACGACACGGATGTGGCCGAGATGGAGCGCCTTGCAACTGAAATCCGTAAAGTTGATGTCCAGCTCAAGGTGAAGCGCGAGGACGCTAAGATTGCCGAGAGCGCTGTGCTGGCCGGTGAGGCTGGCCGTGGCGCTACCGCCGAGCTGCGCGGCATGCACAAGCGCTTCGACCTCGCTGGTGCCGTTCGTGACCTCGCCCAGGGCAAGCGCCTGACCGGCGTGGCCGCTGAGTACACCGAAGAGGCCGTTAAGGAGGCTCGGATGTCCGGCGTGTCCATCAAGGGCCAGCTGTCCATTCCGGACGTTGCTCTCCGTGCCCTCGGTGACGCTGGTGAGTTTGGTGCCGGCTCTGCCTTGGCTAACAGCCCCAACATGGTCGGCACGCAAGTCGCCGCCGGTGTTGCTGCTCTCGCCAACCCGACGCTGTTCCAGCAGCTTGGTGGTCGTGTGCTGACCGGCCTGACGTCCAACGTCAACATTCCGATCGTCAACACGGCAGCTACGATTGCCTCTGCTGCTGAGGGTGCTGACGTGTCCAACGCTGCCACGGCCATCGGCAACAAGAGCCTGACGCCGACGCGTTACGGTGCCTTCGTTACCGTGACCGAGCAGCTTATGCTCCAAGGAGGCCCTGCTGTCGAGAACCTCATCACGCAGGACATGACGACCGAGCTGAACCGGCAGATTGACAAGGCTGTGTTTGACGCCATCAT